TGAGTCAGTTCGACCACCCTTTCGTCCTCTGTAAAATTCCCGTGACGAAGGCGTTCGACTAGTTCCCTTGTACTGAATTTCTTCGTCTGAATGATTTTCGCTAGAAGTCGACGTGTTTCGTCTTGAGGCCCTCCGAACCAAAACTTCCCGATTTGACTTGCTCCAGGAGATATAGCCTTATCGTCGAGAAACTTCAGATAATCATCAGAATAGTCGAATTCAATGAACTGTTTGAAGACTATCGCATCGATTTCATGTAATGGGTACGAGTCAAGCGGTAAAGACGTTACTCGATTGTTCATATGTCGTCGAAGTTCACTTCCACGTTGCGGTAAACACTCCATTGGCGGCCATGACTGATGAGCATTGATATATCCGCTGAGTGTGATATGTTTGAACATTCTGGTTGCCTGGCGTATGTGATACGGACGATGAGTGCCGAATGGGATTGCCTCTTTCTTCACAGATGCCGCCGATTTCTCAGCGTAGACAATGGGATGACCTGATATTTTTATCAGTCCAAAGAGTTCGGCTGCATCATGAATATTTGTCGTCGTACGGGCAATGATGTCGAGTTCGTCTGTCATCGAAGTGCCGCCTAACTTGGTTTCTTTGGCTTTCAACTTGTCGATCGTGCGACTATACGACGAGTAAGGAAGTATGTCACCTTGCGTGAGAGAATTGAGTCGTGCCTTGAAGACTGATTCCGGACCTTTTATGAGTTCATATCCGTCGTTGTCGTACTTCAGAAGGCAACGTTCTTGCCAATGCAGCAACGTGTCGACGAGCATCGGCAGCGCGGCAGTGCCATTGTGAAATCCAATGTGTAACGACGACATGAGATTATGACGAGCCATTGTTGCATCTTGAATCATTTGCAGTTGCTCATATGTCGCCAGTTTCCACGAATTGAACTCAGGCGCACGTATCATGACAAAGCCGGCTCCGTTCACGATTTTCAGCTGCCCCATTTCCTTCCTCTCACACCTGAATCGCCGTGTATAATCATGACGATAGTTCTCGACAATCCTATCCCACAGCTCAGCTCGTGCAAATGTCTCAGCCATCTTGCCACTTGGGTACTTAGGAATAGTCAACTTTTCTCGTACAATTTTTGCCTCGTCTTGCTTACAAACATCCGTTATCATCTCCATGTAAGTCGATAACTCAATGTCATACACTTTTCGAG